CATACGAGATACTGATCGGTCTCGTGGGCTCGGAGATGTGTATAAGAGACAGGTTCACGGACCCCTCGATGGTGGTCGCCGCCTCCTTGGCGGTCGTGCCGCTGATGCCGAGGCTCTTCTGCACTCGGCTGATGGCCTCGGTCACGTCGGCGAACGAATCGATGGAAAGGTCGTTGCCTTCCTTCATCACGCCCGGCAGCTTGTTCGCGTCGGCGATGAGCCGCTGCATTTCCGTCTTGGTGCCGCCGTAGCCGAGCTTGAGGTTGTCCAGCATCGCGTAATTGCCGCGAGCAAGCGACTGATACGTCTGTTGGATGGTCTGGATGTCGGTGCCCATCTTGTTGGCGTTGTCCGACATGTCGATGATGGCCTGATTGCCCATCTCTGCGGCCTTGGCGGTGTCCCCGCCAAGCGAACTGACCAACGAGGCCGCGAAGCTCGTGACCTGGTTCATATAGTCGTTCGCGCCGACGCCGGCCGTCTTGTACGCTTCGGCCGCGTACTTCTGCACAGTGCCGGAAGCGCCCTTGAACAGGGTGTCGACGCCGCCGACCGCCTGCTCCCACGTGGCATACGCGCCCAACGCCTGCTTGCCGGTGGCCACCAGCGTGCCGCCGATGGCTGCCACACCTGCTCCGATGGCGGCGACCGCTCCCGTGGCGAGGCCCTTGATATGGGCGACCGCGTTTTGGGCGAGGTTTTTGAACGAGTTGCCTGCGCTGGAGGCGAGGTTGCCGAGCGTGCTGCCGATTGCCCCGGCGGCGGTCTGTGCTCCGGCTGGGAGTTTGGACCATACGGCTCCGGCGGCGGTGGCGATGTTGCCGAAGTAGTTCTTGGCTACGTTGGCTACCGGTGCGAGTTTCTGCCCTACTTTTCCTGCGGCATCTCCGATGGCGGAGCCGATTTTGCCGCCGAATGAGCGGATGGGTGCGGTCCAAGTAGCGACTGCCGTTTTGATGGTGTTGCCGGTTCTGCTTCCCCAGTCGCGAATCGGTTGCGTCCATGCGGTGATTGCCGCGCCGATTGATTTGGCGATGCCTGACACGGTGGCTGCGATGCTGCCGCCCCAGCCTTTGAGGGTTTGCTGGGCGGCGCTGATGGCTCCCTTGAGTCCGGTTTGGATTTTCGCGCCGACCTGCACGGCGAAACCGCTCAATGAGGATACGGCCTTGTTCGCGAATCCGGCTATCTTGGAGCCGAGCGGTTTCCAAATGGCGTCTACGCCGAGCAGGCTACGCACGAGGCTGCCGAGCGCTCCAGAGAGTCCGGTGAAGGTGGATTGGCCCCGGCTGATGCTCGAGAATCCAGCCGAGAACGAGCTTGCCATCGTCTTCATGGAACCGGATACGGTGTTGGTGCCCTTGGCGAGTTCGTCCTCGGCGGCCTTGAGCGCCTTCTTCGCGTCCGCGAGCCGTTCGGCGGCGTCGTTGGACTTGTCGAGAGCGGTGGCCTGACGCAACTGGGCTTTTTCGAGATTGATGGAGGCGGTCTGCGCCTGAGTCGAATCCGACCCGTATCTGGCGATGGCCGAGTTGAGCCTCTCCTGCGCCTGCTGCACGTTGACCGTGGCCTGACGGTAGTTCAGGAGCGCGGCGCTGGCCTTGGAGGACGCCTGCGCCGCGTCACGCTTCAACGGTTTCAGCACATCGTCGGCGACGCCCCGGGCACTCGAACCGAATGCCTTTTTGAAGCTGCCGCCGAACGATTTGCCGATTTTCGAACCGTTGCCGAACGCCTGGGAGAAACGGTTGGAACCGGACTTGCCGGCCCCCCGCATCTCCTTGTCGACCGCGCTGCGGAAGCCCTTCATCGAGGGGAATATCGACACGTGGCCGGTTCCCACTTCCGATCCGAAAGCCATAAGGCGACTCCCCTCTTAGTTGATGGTTGTTTATCCGAAGAGCTTGCTCATATGCGTTTCGGCCTCGTGAATCTCCTCGGCGGTGGGCTCGTCCGTTTCGGGTTCGCCGTCCACGTCGCCGAGCAGCGTGGAAGCGCCGAGGAACTGCAATACGGTGATGTCGGTGGCGCTCATGGGGAACATGAGGCCGATGAGCGAGGCTCCCGTGTAGGAGGACGGGTCGCCGCACAGCGCCGTGTACAGGTCGATGGCGTCACGGTAGGGGAGACGCCGGCCGAGATCGTGTTCGATGCTCCACCCGAATCGGGCGAAGTCCGCTCGGACCTTTACTCCGTCATCGGAGTTGAGGATTCGGCAGAAGTCGACGATTTTCCCAGTTCGACGCCCTGTGATTTGGCGAGCGTCTCCCCGTAGTCCTGGATGAGGTTGAACGCGACCTGCATGGGTTCGTGTTCGAGTCGTTCGGCCTGCTCGTCGCCGGCGAAAACGGTGAGGATGCGTTTGACCTGTTCGAGGCTTTCCGTGTCGGTCTGTGTGTTCGACAGGGCCTCGAAGTCGGCGATGGAAAGATAGAGGGGCAGTTTGTAGACGGTGCCGCCGGGTGTCAGTGCCCAGTATTCGTTGTTCTTGATGATGTGTCGCACCTTGACCTGGTTGGCGACCTCGGCGAGGGCCTCGGCCTCCCTGGTCTCGTCCCAATCCTCGAATTCAGCGATCGAGGGTGCCGTGTTCTGCTGCTTTGCCATGATGGTTCTCCTGTCATACGTGTTTCTCCCGTCGTTGGTGTTGGGGCTCCCCGCATGCCGACAGGAGAGAGGTCATGCGGGGAGGAAATCGTTGTCAGACCGCCGCGTAGGACTGCAGGTAGCGGCTGTTGCCGCCGTCTACGGCGGGATCGAGCTGCCATGTGGCGGTCAGAGAGAGGCCGGACACCTCGCCGCGCGTATCCTGCGCCGGCTCGTTGCCGGTGATCTGGATGACGCCGAGACGACGGCGTTTGCGGCCGGACTTGTAGATGGTCTCCTGATAGGCGAACCATTTGGTGTCCTGGATGATGTCCTTGACGTGGTAGACGCCGGTTTCATCGGGGCTGCCGATGGTCATGAGGCGGGTGAGGTCGTTGTCCTCGGCGGCGGTGAACGCGAGCGTCAGCGTCGGGTCGGCGTTGAGCGTGTAGCCCGGCTGGTGGAATTCGGTGGCGTCGTCGCCGTCGCGGGAGTCCTGCGGTGCTCCGTCGCTGGTGATGAGGCCAACTGTGGCGGAGGAGGAGCCGAACACGTCGCCGAGTTCGGTGATCGGGTCCGCCACGCTGGGCGCGATCTGCGAGGCGGTCAGCGTCTTGCCTGCCACATAGGGGGCGACGATGATCTTCGACGTGAGTACGTTCTTGACGGCATTAAGGTCGTTGCCCTGGTTGTCTGCTGTCATTCCATGTCCTTTCAAACGAAAAGGCCCTACACATTGTGTAGGGCCTAGGAAAACGGTTAAGGGATTGGTTAGTGTTCGCCGACCGTCGAATATTCGACGATCAGGTAGTAGTGCGCGGTGTCGGAATCGTCGGACACCGGGTATGGGCCGTTGCACGAGGAATCATCCACGGAAACGATTGGCGAGCCCTTGGCGAGGGCGATGGCCGGATGTTCGGTGAGCGTCGCGTAGACGCGACGGGCGAGAGTCTTGCACGGCTTCTCGTCCTGACGGCTCCATCCGTACACGTTCACGCCAATCGAACGGTCGAAATGGCCGAGCCCGTCCGCGTTGCCGCCATCGTCCCGGACGGTGACGAGCGGATACGCGCCCTGATAGTCGGGAGGCTTCTTGCTGCCCACCTGCAAACCATCCACATCGGTGATATGAGTGCGCAGGTAATCACAGAGGAAAGCCTCCATGTCGGGAGGCAGTATCAATGTCATGTCTTCGCCGCCTTCAACGCCTTGCGGAGATTGCCGGTCTTGGATTCGACCAGCATGGTCTTCGGATCATGGCCGACCACCATGAAGGTGGTGCGGTGCGCGCGTTGGACGGCCTCGACCTGCAGGCCGTCGCGGTAGGCTCCCGTGTCCACTGGCGCGTTCGCTTTGGCCACGCCGAGCGCCTTTTCGGCGGCTCCACGGGTCAGGGCCCTGACGCCGGCCGAGTTGAGGATCTGGTCGAAAAACGCGTCGTTGAACTTGATGCTGGTCTGTCCGCTTCCGGCCATCGGCTACCCCTTCCACTCGGTGAGCTGGACTTCCATCGTGGGCTGCCAGCCGGTAAAGGCGTTGGCATCGCGGCTGGGGAAGCCGCTGACCTCCCACATGCGGCCATCGGCCGGTTCGGGGCGGATACGGTCACCAATCCGGATGTCCGCGTTCGGGTCGGCGACGGTGAGCACCGCCGTGGAGGTGGTCTGCACGTCCAACACATCGGGCGTGCGAGTCGAAGTGCTCGATGCCAGGGCACCATGCACTTCCAATTCGACAGGATGCTTCCAATCCTCCGTGGTCTGCGCGGGATTGTACGGGTCGGCTTTACGCGAGGCGCGCAGACGAACGAACCGTGTGGCCGCAGGCAGGCCGGAGGCATTGATGTCATCGATGATGCTCACGGCAGCGCTCCTAGCTTGTACCGGTCGAGTTTCGCCAGCTCGTCGGCCATCAACGACACGTTGTAGGTGACGCTGCTGCCGTTTACCGACTGGGATTGGATGACGCCGGCGGAGGCCATGCTCGCACGCTTCGCGGCGTTGATGAGCACGCCCATCACGTCCGGCACCTCATCCGGCGTATAGCCGGCGTGGATGCGGTAGCGTATCGCGGCCACGCCGGCCGGGAAAACGCCGGCGGTGCATTCTACCAAACCCGTGGTGGGGTCGTAGGCGTAGTGCAGCCGGTTGCCGGCGCTGTCGGTCAGCTCGTCGACGGAGGTGACATGGCGTGCGGGGAGACGAATCACCTTGCCTCCCCGCGAATTGGCTACGCCCGACAGTTCGATGTTCGGCGTGATATGCCAGCCGCACGTGCGGCGGATGGCCGCCTGCGCCGCCTTCAGCCAGAACTCGCCGTCAGCGTCGAAGCCTGACGGGTCGGTGATGATGTCGGGAATGGTTTCATCGGCCATCGTTCGCCTCCAGTCGATTCACGTTAGGCCACGGTGAAGGCGTGCGACTTGTCGTCGGTGCCGACCCAAGTGCCGCCGGTGATGACATTGTCGGAGTTCTTGGTCAGGGAAATCGACTTCACGCCCACGCCGGCGGCACCGGGAGCACCATTCTTGCCGGCTGGCCCCGGATTGCCATTGCCGCCTTTCGCGCCGGCCGGAATGCCAAGCGTGAGCACGCCATCCGCGAGCGTCGCGGTGGGAGCCGCGCCGGCGGCGAGGGCCACGGCCGTCACCGAGGTGATGGCCGCACCGTTCGCCTTGGTCAGGTCGATGGGATTGCCGGCGGCGTCGACCACGACCACCGGCTGCGGATACGTGCTGCCATCACCGGTATCGACCCCGGTCTGCAGCACCTTGGTTGCGTCACTCATCGGCGGTCACCTCACTTGGCCTTCTTGCCGAGGGCGACGGACACGAACGCCTTCGGGTACTTGACCTGCAGGCCGAGGCGTTCGCGCACGCGGAACGTGATGAGATCGTTCGTGAAATCATCGGAATGCGAGTTGGTGGACTCGGCGCGCAGACCGCCCTTACGGATGACCGCGCCGCCGAGCTTGAACGCGCCGACCAGAGCGGTGCCCTGGGCGATGGCCTCGGTGACCACGGTCTTGAGGCCCCACAGCGGCGGATCCTGCATGATGGTGCCGTTGCCGTACTGGCCGTTGAAGTAGCCGCCGCCGTAGTACTGGCCGTTCGCGTCCTTGGAGAGGCGAATGGCCTCGTAGTCGGCGGGGTTGATGACCAGCGCGTCCGCGCGGAAACCGGTGGCCAGCGCGATCTTGGTGCGGGCCTTGAAGATGCGGTCCGGGTCGGAGTCGGTGTCCTGCACCATCTTCTGGATGTCGCGGGAGAGCAGACCCTTGATGTTCGCATCGGAGCCGTTGCCGGACAGCAGCTGGGTCTCTTCCAGCAGCTGCAGGTTGTAGCGGGCGTGATTGTTGATTTCGGAGACGATGTAGGAGAGGTCTTCGGCCATGTTGTCGGTGACCTTCCACCAGGCGGCGACCTCCTTGAGGCTGTCGGACTCCCAGCGGGGGGCCGGCAGATGGGTCTGCGGCTTGGCACCGCCCTCGCCCACGGTTCCAGCGCCGCCCTCGAGCGCGCCATAGACGGGGTATTCCACGGTGTTGGCGTTGCCGCTCAGGGTGACGGAGCCGAACAGGTCGGCGACCACGAGCGGACGCTCGTAAGGCCACACGCCGTTCATGTCGATCTGGGTGACGACCGGCTGGTATCCGGTGCCAGCCGTGCCGGTGCCCGCCACGTGCATGTCGGTCGCGGCCTTGAACTCGCTGGAAGCGAACGGGTGCGCCTTGGTGCCGATGACGGTCATGCCGGCCTTCTTCAGCTCCTGCGCGTACAAGTCGCCCAGCGTCTTGGCGGCGGGAGCCGTCTTGGCCTCGGGCTTCACATCGTCCACGTTCAGGTCGTTCACGCCCTTGAACAGGTCGACGCGCTCCTGAAGACGCTTGGCCTCCTCGAAGCGGTTCTTCAGTTCGGTCGCCTCATCATCGGTGAGGTTCTCCATGCCCTTGTCGTACAGGGCCTTGACCGCCTTCTTCTCGGCGGCCAGCTTCTCCATGTAACCCATGGATCATCCTTTCTATTGGTTGTTTGCCAGCGAGAGGAAGTCGCTGATTTCCTTGGCCCACTGCGGGTCAAAACTCTTTTTCGCCTTGCCGTCGTCCGGCTCGGGCTTGTCCGAATCGTCCGGCGTATCGTCGTCCGGCTCGTCATCGGGTTTGGAATCGTCCGGCTCGTCGTCGGGGGTTTCGGTGATGGAATCAAGCAGTTCGCCCAATGCCTCGTAGGCCGTGCGAATCTTGTCCTCGTTCGCCTTGCTTATGGCCCGGCCGGCCTTGACCTCGAGCACCTCGGCCCCCTGATTGGCGGCGACCTGCACGAGACTGATCTCAAATAGTTTGAGCTGGCGAATCTCCCGGTAGCCGTCCCAAGGGCTCTTCGCCTCCTCGCTTTCGACCCACGCGGTCTTCTCGGCGATGAAACCGATGCTCATCTGGTGGATGAGGCCACGCTTGAGCAGGTCGTAGGCTCGCTTGCCCTCCGCGATGTCGGTGTCGAGCTTCGCGGTGATGAGCAGGCCATGCTCGTCCTCCACGGCGCTCAACGTCTCCCCGATCACATCGTTCGGAGAGCCGTCCTTGTGCTGCCAGTGAATCGGAATGCCCGCGCCGCCCGCCTTGAAGTCAGCGGATAAGGTCTTCTCGAAGGCACCCTTGACGATCACATCGTCGTACAGGTCTTTCTCCCACGTGCTCGCGTAGCCGGAGAACACTCCTCCGCCGCTGTTGTCGGTGGCCTTGAGCTCCTTGAGCTCGTAGCCGAGATAATCAAGACTCATCTGAGGTTTCTCCCTTCGTCATCGAGTCCCATGACGCGCGGAAACCGGCGTCATACGTGTAGAGGCGTTTGAATTCGGCGAGCATCTGCTTGCCGTTCGGACTCGCGCCCTGCTGCGCGTTCTGCGTCTGTCCGCCGTCCTGCGGGCTGGGCTGACCGCCCTCGCTCACGTTGAGCGGGGTTATCAACTGGTCGCCGCCCGGCAGTTTCGGCCGGTCGAGCAGTTCGCGCGCCTCGTCGGTGGTCATGAACGGACGGCCGGTGGCGGTGGAGAGCGCCTGATACTGGGTCTCCATCGTGCCGCGCAGCTTCGCGTCCAAATTCGCCTTGATGTAGCAGTCCGGTTCGCCCACCGCCTCGGGCAGCGTGAGGTTCAACGCCTCCTCGAACGCCACCAGATACGGCAGCAATTCCACGTTCCACAGCTTTTCCTTGTATGCGGCGATGTTGCTGTTGGTGCCGGTGCGGAAGCCGATGTTTTCTGGGCTGATTTGGAATGCGAGGCACACCTGTTCGTTGTTTTTTTCGCGTGCCTCCAAGTCGGCCATGTCCACCGGTTTGAACAGGTTGTCGACGGTGCGGATCTCCATGCCGTCTTTGAATACCGGCCATGTGCCGGCCATGCCGCCGCCTGCAACGTAGTTGCGCAGGCCTTGGGTGAAATCGTCGTAGTCGGCCTGTGACTCCCAGGGCATTTCCTTGGGCCGGTACACGTAGGCGGGTATCTGGTAGCCGTTTTCGGCTATCGATTTGCGGTATTTCGCCATCGCCCTTGCCTCCGCGAGCAAGGGGCGCAGCACGTCGGTGATCGGGTCGCCGAGGTTCAGGCCGTCGATGTAGCCGATGTCGAGCACGATTCGCGGATCCGGCAGCCGATAGGTGCCGCCCTTGTTCTCGGCGACGCTGCTGATGGTCACACCTGTCAGCTCGCCGAAACCGTTCGCCGTGAGACTGTATCCGTCCGGGGGGATGCGGCGCAGCGTATTCCCGTCACCCGCACGATTGCTGCCGAGCGTGCACAACCACCTGTCCTCGAGCAGCATGTCACGGATGAGAGTCGCGTAAAACCTATAGCGGCTCATGCCCGGCAAATCGCTCGGATGGCGGATGAGCTTGGCCAGTGCACCGTCGCGCACCTCTTCCGCGTCACCGTCCGCGTTCTTCCGATACACCTTGAGCGGCAGGGAGGCGAGTTGGCGGCTGATGAAGTCCACGACAACGCGGACCGCGTATTCGCGACAGTACATGCCGTTCGCATAGCCGGCGAATTCGGCGTCGGTGGGCCAGCTGATGGCCTCGGGCATCGAATCCATGATGGTCGGTGTCTCCGGTTCAGCGTTCTTCATCGCCAGCACGGCCGGGCCGTGCAGCAGATTGTTCAGAAATCCCATCCACGGCTCCTTCGGAAGATGGCTAGAATGTGACTCGCACGTTGTGCGAGGGCTCGTATTTCGGTTTCTCTGGCTCGCCGCTCATCGTCTCGAGCGCGTACAAGGCCTGACTTTCGGCGATGAGGCCGGAAATGTGCATCGCGCTCTGGTTCCGGTCCCACACCTCGACCTCACCCAATCGGCGGGTCACGGCGACGTTCACCTGTTGTTCGATGGCCGGCTGGGGGAGGTGCCGGAGCTTGTTTTCCTTCACCCGGTCGCGGAAACGGCCGGTCGCGGCTCCCAAGCGGAAGCCCTCGATGAGGTGCACCGTCCAACCGGCCTCCGCGAGCGGATCCGCGAAGTCCACCGCCGGGCAGCCCTTGGACTGCACGGCGATTTCATGGATGTTCGGCCATGCCTCGCGAAGCAGCTTCAAGTACTTCGGCACCCAGAGCATGCCGTCACGGCGCACGATCAGTTCGACGTGCGGCAGGCCATCCTCGCGGTAGCCTGCGGCGGCGATATACGTGGTCTCTCTATCGGCGGAAGTATCCACGGAAAGCACCACGCGCCCGTCATCGGGGATACAGGACTTCGGGTCGATGCCGCGCTTCCACAGCTTCGGATTGATGTACGGCGTGATGTCCGCCGTCACCCACTGGCACAAGACCTCGGTGCGATACGCGGCCTCGGTCATGCCGTTGATGTCAGCCGAGATGCTACGAAAAGTCATCGGCCCATAACCCATGGAGGGGTTCGCCTGACGGATACCGTCAAGGTCATCCAGCTCGCATTTATCCGGAGCCGACCACTCGAAATACCCATAGGATGGGTCGTGCTCCTCGGCCCATTCGTCCGGCGACTGCTTGCCGGTTTCAACCGAAGCGTTCCACGAATCCGCCAGGGCACGTCCCTCGTCGACGACTCGGCGCAGCACGACGCTGCGATAGTCGCCCGCGTTCGAGATACCCCACAACTGACTGGACCAGATGGCCTTCGTGGTCTGACTGACCGCGTTCCAGCCATCGTCGGTGTGCTGCTCTCGCAACTCGTCGAACACGACGCGGCTGGCGCTCTTGGAACGGATGTTCTTGTCGGCGCGCACGATGTACTGCGCCTTGTTCCGGCAGATGATCGCTTCCTCGCCGTGCGAATTGTTGACGCGCTGCACACGTTTTTGCAAAACCGGAACCGCAAGAGCGGCCTCGCCCTCGGAAGCCGGATTCGGATTACACCAGTTCAATACGGCCTGATATGGGGCGCGCGCGTTATCCAACGTCTGCGCGGCACCGACCACGAGAAACTTCCACGCCGGCGACAACTCCGGGTGGCGAGCGGAGTCGACGAACAGCCACCACGCGCACAGTACGCTCATGAGCGTGGTCTTGCCGTTCTGGCGCGCGACCTCGGTGACAACTCGGCGGAACCGGTAGGAGCCGTCCGGCAGAAGCTCAAGCCCGTGGATCAGCAGCCATTTCTGCCACGGGAAAAGATGCACGTGGAGAAACTTTTCGGCGAACTCGATGACCGCGTAGCCGTTTGATGTTTCCGGCGTCAGTTCGCGCAGCGGGGGAGTGAATATGCGTGGCGTGGTGATGCCGTGGGCATCGTCGTTGATTTCGCCGATGCCCATGACGCCTCCTAGCTGATTTTCGCCAGATACTCCTCAAGCTCATCCGCCACCGGAGTCGCCTCGGGCTTGGCGGCCTTGCCCCTCGCCGGTTTCGCCGGCTTCTCCTCCTCGGGAACCAGTCCGAGAGCCGCGCAATATTTCAGGAACGTCGGCAGCGAGGTATTGTCGTTCTGCGGCACAGCCGGACGAGTACCCTTTCCCTTCGCTTCGGCGTCCGATATGGCCTGTTCCGCCAATTCGTCCCAATGGTCGATTTTCCATGCAAGGGCCCGGGCGGCGGCGACCGTGGCTGCGTCCTTCGCGCGCAGATGCTTGGCGTTGCGCAGCGAACGCTCCAATGCGTCGGCCACCGTTTCCTGCGGAAACTGTTTCGGCATGGAACCTCCTTCGCGTGCGACCCCGGCCGAATATCGAATATTTTTCGGAGGGAGAGGAAGAGCGGCCATGCGGGTAGTGTCCCGGTGGCGGCCGGTTTTGGGATTCTACCGCCCCTCCAGGTGGTCAGGCTTTGATGGCGTTGGTGAATGCGTTGATTCCTGCGGTGAGGATTCGTGTGAAGCCCACGCTATCAACTTTCGGCATTATCGTGCCGTTGTTGTTGACGACTTCAACTGTGATTGGTAGGTCTGCGTCGACGCTGGCGAGGTCATAGCTTACGTTGTCCGCGCTGAGGCTGGCGCTGATGTGGAGTGTGATGGTGCCGGCTGCTTCGCGCAGTGTTTGCCCGCATGCGGTCTTGACCGGTTCGTCGATGTCCATGATTGTGTTGCTCCTATGCTGTTTTGATCCATTGTCTGCTGAGTGTGCCGATTGGTGTGGCTGGGTCTTTGTTGCCGCGCAGGTTGTTGCATTGTGTGTGTGATGGGCGGAAGCCTGCGGGGTCGTGTTGCAGGTCTGGTCGTTTGGTGACGGGATAGAAGTGGTCGAGGTTGAAGCTGTCGTCTGTGGTGTTCTGTGGTGCGTCGTAGTCGATGGGCATTCCGCAGAGCCAGCATGGACGGTGTTCGCTCTTGCATTCGAGGAAGAATTTCTTGCGGTCTTTTTCGAATTGGCGTCCGCCTTTGCGGACTTGGCGGCTGTAGCTGACCATGATGCCGTCACCCCGCAATCATTGGAGAATAGGTGTCCCTCGCCTCGGATTCGAACCGAGACTGTATCGGACTTGAATCGGATGCCTCTGCTGGTTGGGCTAGCGAGGGGTTGAAATATCAGGAGTTTTCGGCGTGTTTTGTTGTGCTCTCCTTGCATATCTATAGTTATTGTGTTACTATAGATATGTCAGCAGAAAGGAGGTCCGATGAGCCCAAAGGATTGGTTTGATGTCATCAACGGCATCATCGCCAACGTCATCGCCGCAGCCGCGCTAGCCATCGCAGTCAAGCGAAGACCGAAGCACAAGAAGTAAAAAAAGGTTCCGGCTAGACCTATTAGCCGGAACCTCCCGCCAATCCTATCCCATCGGAGAACGCATCATGAGAACATCACTGATCTTCGGAATCGTCGCCGTGGTATTCGGTGCCGTGGCCTTGGTCGGCGCACTGTCCAGCAGCCCGATAGTATCGGGCGGCTTCGGTCTCGCGGCCGGAATCATGGGTCTCGCGGCCGGAATCATCAACGGCAAGGACGGCGACAATGGCGACTGAATATCTCGGCGTCAAACAGGTCGCAGAACGCCTTGGCATCACCAGTGGCGGCTTGCTCAACCTCAAGCTCCCTGAGCCCGACGCCACGATAGGGCGCACGCGCGGCTGGTTGCCTGAGACCATCGATGAATGGAACGCCCAACGTCCGGGACGTGGTGTCGGCGGAGGGAGACCACGCAAAAACAAAGCATAGATACGCGAAAACCCAGCCACATGAGCTGGGTTTTTCGACACTTCTGCCACTACATATTATGGCTTCACCTAACGGATTTTGTCAAATCGGGGCCGATGAGCAGCCGGTACACGTCGCAGTAGGCGTATCCATCCGCATGACGGGGCAGTTTGCCGCGCCGCTCCCACGTGGTGATGGTCTTACGGCTGACCTTGAGCCCCGAGACGGCGAATGCCTTGGAGATGTCCGCCGCCGAACCTCGCTCGGAATCATCCCAACACAATGTCTTGAGTCGGCGCAGTTTGACCGTCTGAGCTCGCTGTCCCCTCCCGCACGCGGGACAGGTGACCCACTGGTCTGCCGCGCCTGCGGTGAGCATGGTCTCGCATAGTTCGCAGGTACCTATCTCGCGGCGTTGCTCCGGCGGGTCCAGCGCAGCATCGACTTTGCGTGCGATGCCGTCAACGACGTGCATGTAGAAGCCCGCGTCCGCGAACGTGGCGAGCCTGGGGTGGCCTGCGCATGCGATGAGCGTGGCCTTCAGATCCTCGTTGCGTTTGTCTTTGCGCCAGTCCAAGGCGTCGATGCCGTCGAGGCAACGCCATAGTTCACGGGCCGTGGCGTCGAGCATGTCGATCAGGTCGAGCACGTCGAGCCTGATTGGAGTCGGGGGAGTGGCGGTCTGGATTCGCGTGGGCGAATGCCCGCCCGGATGCAGGGTCGCGTCCAACGAGTCATGCAACGGCGTGACGTCGCGCGCCAGTCGCAGGAGCGTGCCGGCGAAACGCAGTTCGCACGTCTCGCACAGTGAATATCCCCCTTCGGTTATCGTTTTGCAGTTCTGGCAGTTCACGTTGGCCCCTTCCGGCTGGTCGGCTAGAATAATGTTTGCTTCTCATCGCCCTGGCCGACCTTGTTGGTTGGGGTTTTCTCATGTTTAAGCTGGCTGTATGGCATATTCCAGATGCGTTTGAATTCGGCTATCTCCTGTTTCGATAGTTTCGGCCCGCCCCATGGCTTGCCTGGCGGGCGTTCCCGTTTCGGCGGTTTGAACGGTTTGACGCTTATCCGGGCGAGATGACACATGTGCATGGCCAGATACTGGCCGTCCGGCATGATGCCCGCGCTGCCGCATGTGCTGCGCAACAATGGGTGTCCTACGGAGGGCAGCCATGTTATGCGCGTCACTGGCCTGCCCAAGATGATGGCCACGGTCAGGTCATCACCCTCAACCAGCCCGCAGTCCCACGTCTCCCACACGTTTTCCCGATCCTGGATCACGTACAGGCCGCAGCCATCGCAGACGGTGACCACGAGGGGACTCGTTTTCGGGATGAACGTGCGCAGCCATGCTGGTTTGCGTTCACGGGCGCGTGGCCTGCTCACTCCTCCATTGCCTTTCTTCTTGCCGCGTCGAACGCGATTCTGATGATGTTCTCCAACCACGCGCCAGGGAGCGTGATGAACTTTCTGGTTTCGTCCATGGCGGCGGCAATCTCCTCTTCGGTGATTTCGCGTGACGCTCCGGCCTTGTATCCTCGTCCCCACGCCCACTGCAGGCCACTGTCGATGTACGACGGGTCACGCTGCTTCTGCGCCTCGATTTCACTGCTGATGATGCTCATTTGTTTCCTCCGTTTCGTCGTTGAGTGCCGTTTCGATTCGTATGCACAGGTCGACGGCTTGCTGCCATCCGTTCCGATAGCCGATGACGAACGCCTCGGCCGGACTGTCGTTGCCCAGCCCTGCGTCGGCGAGCGCGTTGAGGGCCTGTTGGACGAGATCAATCGGTTCGGCCATGGGTCAGTCCTCCCATTTGATGTCCTGGATTTCATGCAGCACCGCTTCGCAGGCGGTGATGAGTACGCTAAGCATACGGCGGCCGTGATGTCCTCTCCGGTCAAGGTTGAACAGGACGGGATGGCCTTGACTCCACTGGTCGATGCCGATGGAGGCGATTGGGATGGTTTCGACCAGATTGGTGTCGACATCCTCGCAGAGGTATTGGATGGTGACGGATTCTTTCATGCTTTCTCGCTTTCGGTCGTGTAACAGTTCGCGTCGAGCCAGTCGGCGATGGTTCGAAAGTCCTTGGCCCACTGAATCCGCGTCTGGCGTTCCCGCTCGTCCTTGGGGATTGGCTTCGGAATGTCAAAATCGAGTACCGAGTATTCGGATTGTTTTAGGAAATGGCTGCGGGCTGGTCTGCCTCGATGCTGAGGGACTTGCCTGTAGTTGACGATTTGGAGGATGTGCAGCATCTCCAATGCCTTGGCCGGGTCGAAGTTCGGAGTGTCGGGATTGTCGTCGAACCGCTGACGCAGTTCGGGCACTGTGCCTTCGCCGTTGCCGAGTTCCCATGCGGTCTCTTCGATTTGCTCTCTGAATGTGAGTGACATTTTGGGCTCCTTTGGTTTGGGAAAATCTAGTGTCGTTGAGGGGTGTTTTTGGTCTTTCCGGAGGGGCGAGCCGTAGTTTTTCCCACACCCGGACACACACGTAGTGTGTCCGGGGAGTGTGGGGAAAAACTAGACTCGATGGCTCAGTTTTTCCGGGAAAAACTCGGAAAAACTGGGAAAAACGGGAAAAACTAGATTTCGAGGTGGTTTTCGTCATCCAATTCACTCGCCTCCTCCCTGCTCATACGGTCCACATAGGCGTCGGATTTCGGGTCGTCTATCTGCCGGTACGGTCGGACGGATTTGAATATCGAACGATTGTTGCGTCCAGAGCGGTTCGAGACGAAACCCTCCTGCAGGAGCAGGCTCACGGCTTTGCTCATGACGGCGGTACGCGCTCCGGAACCGTCTTCCTTCAGTGCCTTGAACAGTTCGGACTGGTTCGGTTCTTCGAGTGAGTCCTCCAGCATGCGGCTGATGCGTTCCATCAGTCCGGTGGGTCGGAAGTCGTCGCGTTTCGCCTGTCGGTCTTCGCTGGGCATCATGTTCGGTCGTGCGATGGTGACGCGCATGAGTTTCGGGTCCGTGGAGTTGATTTCGATGCGTGCTGCTTCGCGCAGGTGCGAGCCGTTCGAATCCCAGCTGACGGCGCAATGCTCCTCGATCTCGCTGATGCGGTCCTTGCCTGATTTGATGACGATGGTGCCGCGCACGCCCTTGCCGACTGGTTTGGTCATGTCCACCGAGTAGCTGATGCCGTCGATGAGTGCGAGTTTCTGCATGCTGCCGCCGGCGTAGCGGCCCCGGTTGTCCTTGCTTTTGACGACGTGGTCGATGAGTACGACCGCTGGCCCACAGGCGCTGATGAGTCGTGGCATGGTGTTGTACCAGGCGGCGATGTCGTCACCGCTGTTGCTGTCGAGGCCGGCGTAGGCGAGGCAGCTGGTGACGCCGTCGATGATGGCCAGCGTGGCCGTGTCCGCGTAGTCGAGGGTTTCCTTCCAGCCGTCGAGGCTGGTGGGGCTGCTCGGCTTGGCGCTGGGCCGCACGTAGTGGAAGTGAGCCACTATCTGCTCGCCGGTCACGCCGAGCAGCAGGAGGCGTTTGACCACGTTGCGCGCGCTGTCCTCATAGTCGATGTAGATCACGTCATGTCCTTGTTTGAGTTCCTGGGCGGCGGCTATCTGGGCGAGCATGCTTTTGCCGCAGCCGGGTTCGCCGTGCAGGTCGTTGACCGCGCCACGGTAGAAGAGGCCTTGGCCGTCCTCTCGTTGGAACACGGTGGGCGTGGGCGGCAGTTCAATGCCGGAAGCGAGCTGGGTGAGGTCTTCGAACTGCCAGCTGGAGGAGGCGTTTTTACTTGCCTCGTGACTTTCCATTGAACCGTTTTGAACCGATGCGACGGGTGTTGAACCGGCTTGAACCGGCATTGTTCCAGTGTTTTGAACTGCTTCCGGGTGACTTTCCTCCATTTGACTCGCAGCCGCGTTTTGGGTGAGTTCGTCGAACTCGCCGGGCGTCATGCGTTCGATTTTCGACTGCTCGCACGGATCCACATGCGATTGCACGCCGTTGACCTTCTCCATCGCGCCACTGAGAATGCTGGCCCATTCGCGTGCCGCCTCACGCTCCTTGCCTTGACGGTCGGGGGCCACCTCGGCGATGAACCGTGGCTTCAATTGGTTGATGGCGTCGAGAGCCCCCTGGTGTCCCTCCTGCGCGAAGTTAACCAACGCCCAGACGGCCTGCAGCGTGGTGTCATGCCTTGAGCCTTTGCTTGCCGGGTTGGCGAGCGTCTTGTTGAGGAACGTGTTGACCGCCTTGCACATGCGGTCGTCGTATCCCCTCGGATTAGAGGCGATTGGAGTGGTCGACGGGTTTGAATGTGTCAGGTTTGCCATGCTGTCGGGTTTGCGCAGGTAGTCCACCCACTTCCATGGCAGGGTCGCCAAGTCGCTGATGCGGGGGAGCGTGCTGGCAACCCTGCCGCTGGGCGTGTACCAGCAGTACATTTCGCCACTCGGGTGGATCGACGGCCAGACCACGGAATACCGGTGGCCGGGTTGCAGGATGTCGACGCCCTCGATGGCGCCGCCCTTCCACGCGAGGCCTTCGGGCACCTTGTAGAACAGGTGGCGTGCCGGACTGTCGATGCCGTGCGCCGTGCTGCTCCACGTGGCCGGAAGCATGCCCAGTTCCTGAGAGAGTTCGCTGATGCCTTTCGCCCCGTCCGCCTTGACCTGATGGCCTTGTGCGGTGTCGATGTCCAACACCAATACGCCTTCGGGGATGACGATGCCCGTGTTCGCGTTCGGGGTCGCCTGAGACCAGACCTGTACTTGTTCGTCGGTGACGGGTTTGCGGCTGCGTCCCGTGAAACCGCTGGGCGGCGGGGTCTTGCGTCCCTCGGGCAGGGGGATGACCTGCATCCAGCCCGCCGCACGGTACAGTGGCGCGGCTGTCGTGTATCCGTAGATGTCGGTCATCTTCGAAACTCCCTTTGACGTAGTGTGAAAAAATGGGTGCCGTGCACGCCTTTGCATTCGTGCGGGCCGCTTGGATACGGCTACGGCTGTACGGTGGCCGAGATCAGTCCTTGTCGGAATCCTTGCTTTTGTGCCAGCCCAGTAGTACGAGTCTCACGCTCATGAGCTGGAGGCTTTCCGAATCGACGTCACGGAAACCGACCTGATCGGAGGCAAGGGAATCCATGTCCTTCACCAGTTCGATCTACTGGTTCTGCAGGTGTTTCAGCAGCTCGTCCATCAGAATTCACCGGTTTCCGGCATCTGTTCGGAACCCCCGTGGTATTGGGGTTGCGCCTGGTCGGTGACGGCGGTGACCGCTTCGACCGGCACGCCCAACAATGCGGCTATCTCCTGCGGGCTTTTGCCCACGGCCTTCAACTGGTTGACCTTCATCGGATCAGCCTGCTGCTGTGGCTGGCCGAGCTGTACCGGCTGGGCGGGTTGCTGCGGCTGCTGCTGCGTCGGCGGGTTCCATGGGTCGACCGGAGCCGGCGCATATCCCTGATTCGGGGCCTGCATGGGCTGCTGGGGCGCGTACTGCTGCTGCGGGTATGCCGGCTGGGCTTGCTGCATGCCGGGCTGCTGGGGTTGGCTGCCGTTCACGAGACTGTTGACGCTGGAAGCGGGTTCGATGTGGAATTCGAACACTTTCGGCGGCTGGGGCGCGTCGCCCCGCTGGCCGAGACCCACGAACCGTTCCGTGATGGTGTCGCCCGGCTTCGGGATCTTCACGCCCGCCTGACGGCAGGCCTCGCGAAACGCCTTGAGCTGGATGCCCCAGCCTTTGATCCAGAGAGAACGGCGGCCGTCGTCGTCATCCACGCTCGGGTCGCGCAACTGGGTTTGGATGGTGACGTGGATCTGCTCTTTCGGACGCCCGTCGTTCCAAAAGGCGGGCTGCTTGGTCTGGAAGTCGTTGACCTGAGTGGTCTCGATTTTTTCGATGACGCCGGTCACCGAGTCTCCGGGCTGGCTGTCCGCTCCGAAGTACGCTTTGGCGCTGTTGCCGGCGAGCAGGTCGCCGAGCGAGCTTAACTGGGCGGGCTGTCGTTGGGGCTGCTGGTAGCCGTACCCCTGCTGCGGGTAACCGTATTGTTGTTGTGGCTGTCCGAACATTGTCGTGTTCCTTTCGTTGTTTTACTTGGTGAATTGGTATTCGGAATCGATTAGGGGAATGAGTCGGAGCCACTTGTCGGGCACGTCCGGCCATGGCTTAGCGTCGAACTCGGGCAGCGCGCTCATGTCGGGCCAGACCCGGCCCTTGCAGGAGAAGCATCTGTCGGGTCCGGCCGCGGGCAACTGTTTGATCCAGCTGTCGCGCACGTCGGCGCCTTCCGCCTGCTCCACGCAGTCCATGAGGTTGACGAGCAGTTGGGCGCGGCTCAACGCCCATTTGCCGGGCTCCGGGTCGAACCTCGTCTCCCAGGGCAGGGCGTCGCCCAGACTGGTCTTGTTGCGGGGCAGGAAGTAGATGCAGTTGCGCTCCACTCGTTCGCCCTCGTTCTGCAGGCCCATGCCGTAGAGTGAGGCCTGTACCCGGTACTGTTGCGAGGGGCCGTGGGCCTTGACCTTGGTGACGGTCGTGTTGCCGACTATCTTCCAGTCGATGGTGCTGCGGGTTTTGCGGTCCCATAGGTCGATGCTGCCGGTCACGTCGTAGCCGCCGTGCAGGCCCTGCAATCGGCCTACGGTGACGCGATATTCGCTGCACCAGCGCTCCACGAGTTCGGTCACGTTGTCCTCACTCGTGTAGAGGAACTGGTGCGCAAGATCCCTGTTCAGCTCGCGGAACATCTGCTCGAAGTGCTCGTGCACGCACGTGCCGATGAACGGCCGCCAACCCGGCGAACGACGCTCCGGCCAGCCCGCCAGTTTCGCCGCGAGGCAATGCACGCAATCCGTTCCCAGTTCGGATGGGCCTATCTCACGCTGCAGCTCACGCGGAGCGTTCTGGATATCCGCTTCGATGAGCTGGCGGATCTCCGGCCACAATCGTGGTTCCTCCATCGTGTCCGTCTTGGTTTTCGGCGTTGCCGGCGGCTTGTCCATATCGGGTGCCGACTGCGTCATGGGCGGCACGTCGACGGGTATCGCGTCACCCTGCTGTTGGGCTTGTGCTACGGCGAGAATGGCGTCATTCATGCTCATGGTTCTTCACCTCCTTCAAAAACTCGTTGATCTGTTTCCTAATGTCCGCCAACGCGGTTCTGCTGAGCCGTGTAATGGCCACCGCCTCGTCCGAATTGTCGAAGCGCAGCGTGTAGGTGCGGTCGCCGTCCTTCGCGATGGTTACCGGCATGCTGCCGAAGGCCATCGAATGCACGGGAAAACCGGTCTTGCCCTGCGCCTCCAGTTCGCGTATGGCCTTGTGGATGCGTCTGGCGACGGTGAGGCCCAGCTCGTCGAGCTGCTCGGAACGGATGACGTACAGGTCGTCGGTCAGCTCGTTGCCGTCCTCGTCGTGCAGGTCGTAGTCGGCGATAACGCTTTCCACGATCTGGGCGATGCCCAGGCTGGACAGTTCCGCGCTCATGAGACCACCACCGTCGGCTTGCCGCTCATCGCGTAATCGGCCACCGCGTCCGCCGACAGCAGCTTCTCCAACTGGCTGAGCGGCCGCGGCCGCAACTGGTAGGCTCCGGGATACTTGGTGGCCGGGTAGGCTTTTTCGAACGTGCCGGCGTTGATGCGGCGCGCGCCCGGCTTGACCTGCACCTTCAGGTTGCCGGCCTGGTAGGTGCCGACCGGATGCGAGTCGAGAATCAGGGATTTGAGATTGTCGATTTCCTCCTGTCGGCTGGCGATCTCGGCCTGCAGTTCGACGATGCGCGCCGCCTGCGCGGCGAACAATCCCTGACGCAGTCCCTCGTTCGGGTTCACGGCCTCCGTGGTTTCAATGGTTGACGTGTCATTCGCAGTCATTTGGTGTGCCTTTCACGATGATCTGGGCGTGGGTGGGATACCACGCCGTCTGATGGTTCGGGTATTGGTTCGCATGCCGGGTGCAGCAGGTGACCGCCTCGTCCAGGCCGGTGGGCCTGCCGAGCGGACCGCATGTCCTGCAACGCGGCATATAGAGACGCCGGTCAGGCATGGCACTGGGTCCCATGGAAACGTGGGTTGCGTGGAATGCGACGCCTATGCTTCGGCGGTCGGGCCGCCAGGCTTTCAAGCTCACGCTGCTTGACTTCGGCCTCCACAAGTTCGGCCATCGCCTGACGCGGGTTGCGCAGCAGCCGGTTGATCGCCGCACCGGTCTTCACGACCTCCTGCGCCAGCTCGCTGGTCTTGTTCAGGATTCGCAGCTTGTCGCCGGCAATCGTCTCGTCGCCGAACTTCTTCGACACCTTGCCGATGTAGGTCGCGGCCGCATCCGTGATTTTCGAGGAGACCGGCACGAGGTCGGCGATGTCCGCGGACAGGTCCTCGTCATCGATCAACGTCTCCTGTATCATCTTCGGCTGCTTCATGATTGTCTCCTTTCCTCCGGCTCCCATTCCGGGAGCGGCTTGATACGGATATAGAGGTGCGGCTCGTACTCGTGCCCGCAACACGTGTAGGGGTCGCCGCTCTTGCGCTTCCGGTAGCGGCCCTTCGACCCGTAGACCCATAGGTCGGGCATCCGCTTGCTGGCGTGGCTTTCGACGACCTGCGCGTCATCCACGTAGGCGACGCCGTTCAATGAATCCAAAACCAGCTTCAGCAGGTTGTCGAGGTCGGGCCGACCCCTATGGCTCATCCAGAACTCCGCCTCCAAGCGCACGGGGCATTGGAACGGTTTCGCCTGCGGGTATTTCAACCGGAATTCCGCGAACAGGCGTTCCTCCGCCCTGACGGTGCGTTTCGGAGTGATCGCGTGCCCGTTGTAGACGCGGGGCCTGCCCTTCGGCACCGGGTCGCCCGGCAGGCAGAGCGTGAACTCACTTGGCTGTTCCATCGCCGCCCCACTTCAACAGGATTCCCACGAACATGAGCGGCAATACGACCGCCAATGCGAGCGAGCCGGTTATCATCCACTGCGGCGTACCCACCGGACTTGGGATGCGACTATGCGTGCCGGCGAAACCGACCAGCCAACCCTCGCAGAACGTGAGAGCCAGTAATACGGCCGATTTCTGCCCGTCCGTTAACCTCGGCCGGGGTCGGCGCATACGCTTCTTTTTGCGCAATGCTTCGATGCTCATTCCGCAACCTCCTTGCGCTTGCGTTGGATGGCACGCAGCAGGGTCAGCGACTGGCTGAGGATCATCGACGCCTCGAACGCCAACTGGTTCTCACCCAGCTCGAACAGCGCGTGTTCGAGAGAGCCGGCCGCGTCATGCACGTCACTGGCCACATCGACGGCGTGCTGCCACTGATCGACCGGATGGAACAATCTTTCCTCCACGGTGTCCTTGTCTGGATCGCACACCGGACAATCGCACTTGCCGGTTTCCGGCTGGCGCGTCTCCTCGTCCAACTCCTTCTCCAACTCAGCCTCTCCTCCCTCAAGCAGCTGCTCCATGAGCTCCTTGAATGACATTCCCTTCGGGATCTCGACGCCGATGGCGTGGATACCGCTAATCTTGTTGTTTGACAT